ACCAGTCAAGGTCTGCAAGATATTCATAAGCTTTCTTCACAGGCTTGGCTATCATAGCGTAAGCGTCTGAAGTTACATCGAATGCTGCAGCAGAGCCTTTTTCTAATTGATCCCAAGCTTTAGACCAGTTCAGTCCTACAGCGAAGTCGTACGCGCCACCTAAGCTAGACTTCATAGCGTCTATGATACCAGAGGATGTGCCTAAAATAGCTTTCACTATGCTGTTCTTCTTAAACCCAGCCATCCAGTTTGCCCAGATAGCATGCATTCTGTCGAAAGCTACACCAAATCCTTCAGTGAATCCTCCAACCTTGTCAAACAACTTAACGATAGCAAAGCCAGCTATGCCTCCAACTAGGAACATCGGATTCATTAACATGGCTTTAGATAGGGATAGCACTCCCATTGTTATAGCTTTTATTTTGGATACAGCAAATGCAGCCATAAATGCAACAGCAGCACCAGTCACTCCGACTAGTATCTTCTTGAAGGTTATCCAACCTTCTCCGTTAGCTAGTATGGATTTAAGCATAAGCTTTATTGGACCGATCACTAAAGAAGTGATAGAGTGCGACACTTCAGCCATAGTGTTCATAACTCTAGCAAACAGAACAGACAAGCTGTCGCCAACAAGACTCCATGCCTTGTCAACAGTACCTGCTGAGTTCTTCATTTCGTCCATGGCATCTGTCAGCTTCGCGATACCTACATCTGATGTCAAAGTAGAAACAGCGTTTATCGCTTCTACTGAATCGAACAGTTTACCCAGTTCTACTACAGAACCGCCTGTCTTTTGTTTTATGTCATCGAAGAAACCCACAATGCCTTTAGATGCTAGTGCAGCTTGAGTGAACTCAATACCTAATGCAGCAGCAGCTTTCTCAGCCTTTGGGGTTACTTTTATTACGTTACTTAATGCAGCCTTCAGACCTGTTACCGCTGTTGAGGTACTAAGACCACCAGCTGTCATAACGGCTAGACCTGCACCAACTTCACTTAAGCTTACACCAGCAGCGTCAGCAGTAGCAGCAACCAAACCAAACGATTGGCCTAGTTCTTCTACTGTTGTCTTACCCAGTTTAACTGTAGTGAAGATCTTGTCAATTATAGTAGTAGCTGTTTCTCCGTTATCACCGAATACGTTAATAGACGTAGTCAATAGGTCAACAGCTTTGCCAAGTTCAGTATTACCTGCCTTGGATAGTTTAGATGCAGCGACTAATTGCTCTTGAGCAGTAGCAGCGTCTTTGGCTCCAGCAGAGATTATGTCATAGTATCCTTTGGCAGCTTCATTGGCGTCTGTGCCGAATGCTTTTGCTGTCTTGAATATAGCTTTCTCTACCTTACCTAACTCTGCGACACCCAATGTGCCGATTTGCTTTAGTCCATCTTCGAATCGAGAGAACTCTTTCAAAGATTTAGTTACGAACATTCCGATGGCTACAGCACTGAATGCTGCTGACATAGTGCGTATCAGTTTGGTCGAGCTGGATACTTTCTTGTCAAGCTTGTTTAAAGACTTAACACCTGCGGTGGAGGTCTTCTTAAATTGACCTGAAGCTCCCCTCAGTTTAGTATTCATCGTATCGATTCGACCTGATACGTTCTTCATGCTACGTTCTAGCTTACTGGTATTCGCTTTGAGCTCTACCGTACTTGTATATTCAGCCATCGTATGCTCCTAATATTTTTATTGTTATAGTGCCCGTAGCTCGTCTATGGGATTGGTCTGTCTACCTGCTGGATTGCCGTCTTCGTCAAACAGTCCAGTCTCGATCAACGATTTCTTCAGATGATCTGGGGTATTGTCCCAATCTACTGCCGAGTTACTACCACGTTTCTTCTTCTTCGGACGACTAGGGTCTTCGTAAGTTAGTTGTGGGTAAATGTCATCAGGAGCCAGCTCTATAGTGTCTGTGCTTCCCATTGCTCCAGCTATCTGAGTAATCATAGTTATGATCTCAGTAGCCGATCTGATATAAAGAGCTTCCTGACCTATACCAAAAGCCGTAAAGTACTTCTGGTATAGACTATATTCTCTGTGCGTCAACTCATCCTTCAGTCGAGACATCGGTATTCCTAGCTCCAGTGACAGAGCTACTTCGAATCTCTCAGTAGGTGTCATAGCTAGATCAGACATCTTAACCTTCTGCGGCTTCGACTTCTTCGTCTTCACCCATCAAGCCTGTAAGTGTTAAAATGGCTTCTGACACAGTGTTCAAGTCAGCAACAGACATTTCTAAGATGTGGTTGAGATCGTTAGCTACAAAGAACTTCTTGCCGTCTTCAGCAACAACACCTTCAATGATAACAGTAGCTGCCATCTGTAATTCTTTTCCTTCCCCAACGCTGCGCATGCGATCGATTGCGCCAGCAGAGAGTTCCCGAATGTGTACCGTACCACCCCAGTTAGCTACTTCAATTGTGTTAGTCTTAAGGGCGTAGGATTTAAATAGTTCTGATTTGTTCATAATGTTTTACCTTTTATATATATATAGTAATTTGATAATAAATACGCCCCCCTCCAATGAAGGCAGGAGGGCATAGTTTTCTTAACCTAAGTTAAGTTTAGCTGTCGTCAGCAAATGTCAAAGCTCCGTCTACGATCATAGTAGAGCTAGCTTTAGCAACATCGTCAAACGTAGAGTCGATACCGAAAGAACTCAAGAATCCGTCAAAGATAACGTATTCAGCAGTAGTTCCAACAGCGTCTGACTTCCACTTGATACCGAAAGAACAAGCTGTTCCTAGAGTAGCAGCTTCACGCATAGCCAAGTGAGTTGAGTTACGTGGAGCCCAGTATAACTGTGCATCCAACTGACCAGCGTCTAGCTGACCACGTAGCTTACCTTTAAAGGTCTCACCGAAAGTAGGAGTCTCGATTACAGTAGACTCGTTAGACAAAGTACCAACTTCCATAACGTTAGGAATTAGCAATGTCGCGCCAGCACCAGCAACGAATGCAGTACCAACAGTAACGGCTACAGTAACACCACCGACAGCGTCATCAACAACAATAGTTGAATCGCCAGCAGAAGCAAGCAAAGTAGCAGAGAATACACCAGAGGTAGCAGTACCAGTAGTGATGTCAGCGTTAGCGTCTAAAGCTGCTTTAATAGAAGCAGAGATAGCAGCTTGGTTAGCAGCACTAGCGATAGTAACAGCAATGCTGTCGATTACGCCAGTTGCTTCGTTCTTGTAGCGAAGTACAAGTGTGCCTGCAACAGCAGTAGTTACAGTAACAGTAACAGTCAATACCTTAGCGGTAGGACTTGTTCCTGTAGCAGCAAACCAAGTCTTTGGAGCTGCGAGTTCAGCAGTCAGTAGACCAGTTGGACGGAAGTATAATTCCGAGAAACTAGTTACAAACTTTGAAGATAAATTAGCCATTTTTGGCCTCCTTATTAAATGTTTGTGGTTTATTCGTAATAGTCGTAGTCAAAATCAATTGCATACTTTAGGTAACCATTATCGTCGTCGATCAGTTTTCTCATCTGACCTGCTTGTGTATAAAGATTGCCTGCGTTACTTGTAGAGTTTACACCACCTTGAAAGCCCACAATACTATCAATATAGTCTGCGATCTCTCTCACAATCTTGGTACCAGTACCATGTCTCGTGAATATTGTAAATCTAATGAACCCAGTTGTCTTCCTCATATCCTTATTGAATGCGCGATACTTAGATCCAGCATCCACTACGCTTATGACAATCCAAGGACTGCCAGCGTTACTTAATGTCTTAGTCGGTTGGACAATATCGTGTCCTTCAACGAATACCTTAGCTCCATGAGCCTTAGCTTCCACTGAAGAGTAAGTATCAAAAAACCGCTTCTCGACTATCTGTCGTACAGCTTCAAAACTTCCCATATTATCTCCTTGACCTTACAATCCCTAATGCTACCTGTGAGATACCATCTGGGGCTTGTTCCGATCTTCCTTCTTCCAGTAATCCAATATAGTGTAGACCATTGCTGATGTACACTGCTGGAAAACCTTTGACGTTTAAGTTGTAGTCAGGTTGAGCAGGTGTGGCACTATTACTCGTAGAGAAGTCAGGACTACCAGAACTAATGTTCCAGTTGCCTCTCGCTCTACCAGTATCTACAGGCGTCAATCTAATTATCTCTCCAAAGATTTCAAAGGCTAATGCCTTATATTCTAATTGAGAGATATTGTCGACTTCCTCTGTTAGTACCTTGCCTAGTTTTCTTATGTCAATCTTCTTAGTCAAAGCCATTACTTTCTCCCTACCGTAATCTCCCATAAACTGTCTATAGGTGATAACTTGATAGCGGCTACATGCCAGTCCCTTCCTTTGATAGTATAGACTTGGTCCATATCTGGTTCAAAGGTAATGTTCTGTGGCAATATCATTATCTGGGCATTCACATTGTACATGTTGTCTTCTAAAGAGTTGTAGTCTGTGTCAAGAAGCACAACGTTAAAGCTGTGATTAATTGTCCCATTATCCGTTAAGTACGTTCCAGAGATTGGGTCGTATTCAGGATTAGATGCAGGTATTACTTCCTTGTAAGTAGCTGGAGTGTAAAGGTCTTGCTTGATTAAGATCTTATCAATCTTAACGAGTTTAGATGGTATATTAATAGCCATACTACCTCCTCGTTAAGCTGATAGACTGTACACGTGGTATTGATGGATCGGTTTCTTTAACAGACTTCAAGAAGTCGCTAACTATGTTGTACACCTGATAAGGCATATCTGTAACATAGTCAGACTTGTCACCGAAACTGAGGGATAAACTACCTAAACTCAGAGCAGTCAAATCGTCATCGTACTGACTGACTGAAGTCACACCTGCTTCTGCACGCTCAATCACGTACAACGCTAGTTCGGCTGTGGCTTCTTTGAGGAAGTCTGGTATTAGGGTACTGTCCATCCATTGGCTAAACAGAGTAAGATTTTCATCTCTTTCGTGAATGCTTCGCCTACGACTAGAAGTAACTTCCAAGTTAATCGTGTTCCTTGTGGGAACATATTTCCTTGGCCATGAAAACTTCTGTCCATGATTCTCAGGTGTACCGATCCATATTTGACGATTCAGGATATCAGTCGCCCAGTAAAGGGCAGACGCTCGGGTGTCATCATCAGCTCTAGAATACGCATTGTCGCCAAGACGTCGAGCGTGATGTTGGTCTGCTTCGTCTAAAGAAGCAAAAGAATTGTAAGAATTTACAACCCCACTTACCAACTCATCTGCATACGTTATGATTACAGGTATTACCATTTTGTTTGACATTATGTCACCCTCCTAAAAAGTATAGTTTAGATTTGGCCGCGATAAATACCCAACTCAGAGAAGTTGGCCATACCACAGTACCACTTAACACGAGTAATCTCAGCATCAACATCTTCACGAGCGCCTAGACGAGCGATCTGAATACCAGAAGAGTTTTGTGCAGTAAGACCACAAATGCCGTGAGAGAAAGATCCGTCATCTACAGTACCAACGAATACGTGTGCAGCAGCTGCACCAGCACCAGCGTTACCGCCAGCAGCAGAAGCTTGCTCAGCCAAAGTAGACTGTACGAAATCGTTACGGTAGATTGGAACACCACGGTAAGATTGAACTTTCATAACGCCACCAGAAGAATCTTTAACTTCCATAACGTCATCAAAACCAGCAGCGTTGCTCATGCGTAAAGCTTGAGTGTAACGACGAACGCCAGCACTGTTCATCATCATGTAGTCAACCATTCCGTCTTTGTCATGGATGCTGTCGATGTATTGATCAAGACGTGAAAGAACTAAGTCACCTGCACCAGCAGCTGTCATGTCGATAGCAGCAGAAGTGTCAGTACGAGCAGAGTTAGTTACGAAACGATCAAGGCCGTCAAAACCTAATGGGCCGTTAACCAAACGCAAAGCAGCGTTGAACAAAGCAACACCAGCAGCAGTCAAAGTAATAGTAGTAGCAGTTGGAGTACCTGAAGCAAATGGTCCAGTGTAAACAACAGCGTTCATGATTACTTGAGTCATACCAGCAGATGAAGTAACAGCAGTAGAAGTATCAGCAACTAAGCCAGCAACTGTGTAAGGTGTACGAGTTGCAGCAGCAGTACCAACACCGTAAGCAGGAACAGTAGACTGAGCTGAAGACAAGATAGCACCTTGAATTACAGTGTCATACCAAACAGCAGCAGTAGTTGCACTAGAAGCAGTTAGAGCAGGAGTGCCAGTAAGAGCCATTGAGTTAACAACGCCACGTGTAGCAGAACCTTCTTGACCATTGATCATAAGATCCATGAACTTACGGCCAACGCCTTTAGCTTTAGCAGCAACTTGAATAGCAGTTGCGTCATTGTAGTCAGAACCTACAGCTTGGATCAAGCCATTTACTTGTGCATCACCAATGATGGTGGTAAGCTCAGTAGAGTGACGGCTGTGAGTCTGTTGGTCTTTGTTGATACCAGTAACGCCAGTGCGTAAAACACTAACTAGATCTTGTGGATCTTTACCAACTGCTTCACGATTGTAAGCCAAAGCGTTGCCTTGGATTCCTTTGAACGGAAGGTGCTGGTAGAACTGGTTTACAGTTACGATTGAATCGATAATGCCTTTAACAAGCATGTCATTTGTTAGGTCACGTTGTGCGCCTAGAGTTAATCCTGAAATAGCCATTTATGGCCTCCATTATTTAGTTGTTGCCCCTTTTGGGGTAGTTTTTAAAAAAGCCTGAAATTAGGCATATAGATTTTAGTATCACCCTGACACTATTAACGCAATGACTTCAAACCTGCCAAGATCATATCAGTAGCTGTGCCACTTGTTTGGTCTGGTGCTGAAGTTGTTGTCGGCTGAGTTACGCCTGTACCTTGAGACTTATTGAAAAGGTGTGGTGCTTTATCACTTAGTCCATCTAACCATTCTCCAACGGAAAGTGGAGTGATAGCATCTTCACTGTACATTTTCATTCCGTCCATGTCGTAAGCGACAGGTCGGCCATCCTCAACCTTGAAAGTTGCACGACCTCGTGTCAAAACGTCTTCCACAGCAGATGCTGCTACTCCTCGTTCTGACGATAAGGATGCTAACTCTCGATCTATTACTAGAGAACTGAACTGGTTCTCGTAGCTGATTAGCTGCTCTTGCAGACCAGACACTTTACCGTCATAGTCTCCACGTAGCGAGCCAAGTTCTTTTTCTTTAGCTGCCAACACTTCTTGAACTCGACGTTCAATTAATGTCTCAACATCGCCTTTGTCGATAAGCTCTTGCTCATCAATCTTGCGCTGCTGTTCAGCCATTGCTGATTCTTTCTCTTGGAACTCTTTCCACTTATCCAGATCCACTCCTGAGAATTTGCTCTCAAGATCGTTCATAGTTGCAGTGTGGTCTTCAATCTGCTTACGCAAATCGATATTGTTTTCACGGAACTCGTTCAACTTACCTTTATCTGCAATGCCCTCAACTTCTGACATGGTGAAAACACCTTCGTCTGATTGAGTGTATAGGTTTTCAAAACCTTCTGGAATGTCTGCGACATTATCGTATGTATATTTAATAGCCATCTTAGTGGTC